TAGAATTTCTATCCCAACTATTTATACGGATTCTAAAACCCTACTAAACAGAATCACTGTTTCCTGTATTGACATCAGTGTCATAAGTCCAGTATTGAACTTGGAATTCCACTGTGTATTCCTCAGGTGTATCGTTGGTTCCCCAGTCAAGATCGATTGCAGAAATGTTAGATGGCCAGATACCTTCGAACTTATATGTACGAATGATCTTACCTTTTCTATCCATCTGTCTAACCTTTGCCATTGCTTGATAGTCAGCGATGGTGTTAGAGTTTTGGAAGTTCTGCTGTAGTGCTTGAATGTTTGTTGACCAAGACTCGAAGAACGCTCTGAACTTGAATGACTGATCGTTCAATACGGTAACAGTCCAAGGTTCGAATGTTCTGTCGCCTGCAACCTTGAGGATTCTTCCTCTGTAAGGTACTTCCACAACACCAATAGTTGATGCAGGAATGTTTGCTGCCTTCACAAGGAAGGTACCGAATGCGGATGCTTCGGAGGCGTTAAGTTGTGATCCACCTGCGTCATTCTCGACGGTATCCAATGAAGATCCTAGAACACCACCTGATTGTGGTGCTACCCCATCCTGTAGGATTGGGGGTGCATAGATTTCGCATTGGAATAGATTGGGGCGGGCAAAGTCTTTGACTTGATCCCTAAAGGAAAAGATGGGAGCGCGGATTGCGCTCTGTTCCACCTGTCCTGGTTGTTGTTCTGCCATTGTTTTAACTCCTAGTTAGACTCTTGAATCAGGATGTTACTTCACTGAAACTAGAACCAGTTCTAGTAGCAGTAAATGTTAGGGTGATGAAATTGATGGAGCGTGTTGGTTTCACGAAGATCTCCGCGAAGAACTCACCTCTATCAATCGCCTCAGGTGGGTTGTTGCTGCTGTCGCAGACAACTAAGAAATCGATAATTCCTCTACGTGATTGAACACTGCGTAGGAATGGTTCCACGATATTCTTGAATGAAGCACGTGTGAACTCATCGTTCAATTCGAACAGTTGAGTCTTTGCTGCTTCAGAGATAGCATCTTCGAGTACCAAGAACAAGCGACGAACGTTGATTCTGTCGAATGCTGATTGGTAAGCAAGAGCAGTTTTGTCACCGAATAGTACGATGCCTTGACCTGGGAATGCTACGATTGGGTTAACACGAGCAGCATACAATCTATCTCTGTGATCCTTAAGAGGTGAGTAAGAAAGTTTGATTGCATTTCTCAACTGTCCTCTATTGAATCCTGCAGGTGAGAACCACGCTTCTGAGTTAAGAGTTGCGCTAAGTGTTAGACCTGCAAGGTCAGCGTTACAAGGGATGTAACGGTACTTATCGTTGTACTTGTCGTAAATGTACTTGTAGTTGTTATCGAAGACTGCGTATGATGTGCTAGAGAGTTTATTGAAGTAATCAATAGTTCTGTTAACAATCACGTTGGTATCGCTAAGACCGATCACGTCGTTACGTGAAGGTGAAACGAATGCCAAGCAATCCTTACGAGTTGCAGCGATGTCAATGATCTTCTGTGCCTTAGCGACTGTATCGCTAGTGTCTGCCATTGAAGGACCCATCAAGATGTAATCTACATCGATGGTTTCTTTGTCAGCAACGAGGTCATATGAACCGAGGATCTCAGATCTCTGTAAGGTGTATCCGTCAGTACCGCCTTGAAGACTGTACTTAAGAGTTGAACCGTCAGATGTACCGATGATCTCGCGACCAAGTGATGTTTCGTTTGTCTTGATTGCTGCTGCTTGCTTGATCAAGTCAAAATGTCTTGATACTCCTGAAGAACCGAAGTCTCCATTAGCACCTGCATCTCTATCAAAGATGCTTCCAGTTTCGTGTGAACCCCAGAAAACAAATTGTGATCTGTTCTTAATAACTTCTCTGTAGTAGATAGTCTCGCCTTGAACGCCTTTAGCGTCGTTTGACTTAGATACAAAGAGGAACTTCTCAAGAACTGCTCCAGGTGTGCCAGTAAGTTTGCCGTCTCCATCAAGGACAAGAACGTGCATTTGGTCTTTAGAACCACCACGATCTGAAACCCAAGGTGAAGTGCCTGGTCTAGGAGCAACGTTTGACCACTTCTGTGTTCCGCCGAAGAATCTTTCGTCGTATTCTGATCTTACTGCTGCGACGTTAACGTTAGGTGAACCTGATGCGTTGTCGTCAGAGAGTGTGTAGTTTGCTTCGAATCTTTCCTGTGACTGATTAGTAATAGTAAGAAGTTGTCTTTCGATTGCTTCAACCTTACCTTTGTCGCCAGTTCTTGATCCGCCAGTCTCTGCACTCCAGAGAGCAACTACATCGCCAACCTCAAGCACATCAGATGAGAGTGAGTAGTTAACATCAATCTCGATCTTTCTTGTAAGAGGATCGTATGCAACCACTTGACCTTGAACAGGAATACTTACAGGTGAAGAAGCATCTGTTTCTGCCCTCCAGTATTGTCCGTTCTCAAAGTCACCTGCGATGGATGCGGAATCCATAGTAACTACGATCTTGTATCTGTAGATCTTAGCTCCTGCATTAGCACCGCTAAAGGTTACATCAGTTGTAGTTTCGAATTCCCACTCAGCAGTGGTAGGTTGTGCAAGTGAAAGGATTTGGTCAGGACCACAGTCAGTCATTACAACTCTTAGTGAGTTACCGTAAAGACCTGGGAACCTAGCACCCCACTTCCAGTTGTTAGAGGCACCTTCTACATTGCCCTCGTACTCTTCGAGGTTTCTGATAAGAGGAGCACTTACGCCAGTAGAGGTTTGTTCATTGATTGTTGTCTTGCCTGCAGTAACAACCAAACGCTTAACGGTTTGACCATCTGTCTGTGCTGCAGCAGTTGTTTCCAACTGACCACGCTCAACAGTAAGATCATTACCTGAAATGCCAGTCACCTTGAGAATCTCGTCAGAGATCAAGATGTGGTCGTTAATAGAAACAGCAAGAGAAGCAACAGAAGTAACAGTCAATGAAGTACCACCTGCAGCGAGTGTACCGCCTTGGTTCATTGTTGTGCTATTACCTGACTCTTCGATCAAGGTGATGCTCGCGCCTGCAGCGTGCGATGTTGCTGCTGTCGCAAGTTGTCCACGTTGAACGGTAAGGTCATTACCTGAAACGTTAGTAACTCTTAAAATTTCTGCGTCGATCAGAATCAGATCGCTAGTAGCGAAGTCCGTTGCTGATGTGACTGTAAGTGTAGTGTCTGCTCCTGAGAATGTAGTGACAACAGTCTGCGCTGTGTCAATAGCGTTCTTAAGAGAAGAACTGTTTGCACGAATAACTTTTAATGTACCACCGTACAATAAAAACTGTGCTGCTGAATACCAGTATTCGAAGTTAAAATCATTTGGTCTGCCAAATGTAGAAAGTAATTCTTTCTCACTTGTAATGTCAACAATTTTGTTAACAGGACCCTTTTCAAAGGAACCGACTATCACTGCAACATTATCTAAGGTCGCATTTGCAACCGTTGTCAGATCCTTTTCAAGTACAACGACCCCTGGTGAAAGTTGGGTAGATGCCATTGGTTAGCTCCTTGAAAATCTCAATCTATTGCTGAAATTATTTAGGAAAAGGTATTGTTCAAGCGGGGAAACAGAACGTGAACATTACCAGTCAGGATACTCAGATTCCTTTCTATGCTTAGGTTTTGCTTTTCTATACTTTGTCACTCTTCTCTTGGTACAGTATTTACACTCATACGAATATGCTGACGGGTTCTGCCCACGATCTTTTCTTGTCTTATAGAAGTTATCTAAAAGAGAAAGAGTTCTCAAACATCTCCTGCACTGTCTATCTACAAACAGGAATGCTTCTAGTTCAAACTCTTCCTCAAGACTCAAGGTTCTTCCTCACTCTTCCTTGCTGCATAACCCATTACGAATCCAAACGAGAACAACACTAATATGAATAGTGTGGTTGCCATCTGTCCTAACATTGTTTCTATCATCTGTAGTCCCACATATAAGAGCGATCACCATATTCGTCAGTATGCCACACCTGACCTTCTGGATCTACGATAGTCTCTTCTTGGAGACCATCATCCATAAAACCAAACGGTGCCATATCTGCTTCTATCGCTTCGCGTTGTTCAGCGTACATTCTAGCACGAATATCGTTATCGTGGAGTTCCTTAAAGTAATCTTGAACTGCCAACCACGAGAACATTACCAGACACATAGCAAGGTCATCATTACAACCTTCCTCTGCTGCCCAAGATTGACCCTTCTGAATAAATGTAGTTAGTTCAGAGATAATATCATAATCGTGCAGGATTAACTTATCATCTTCTAGCAACTGTTTCAAGTTGGAACAACCGACCTTCTTAACTGCGGTTGACATCTTGACACCTAGTTGTACCTTACCACCAGAGAATCCTTGACCAACAACCTGTCCTGCTCTACCACGCATTGCTGCCATCAGCAGGTTGTCATACTCAAGATCATACTGTATAATATCTGCAACTTGACCACCAATATCATTTACTTCTACAAGGATATAAGCGTGGTTGTATGCTCTTCCAACCTGACAGATAATATCAGGAAACAGCATAGGTTTGACTTCATTATTTCTATACTTAGCAACTAACTTATATGGGACGGTAGATGTATCGAATAGTGTGAATGCACTGTAGTCTCCATCAATACCTCTTGCCACGTCCACTGTCATTGTATAATTATGTCCCTCCTCTGGTTTCTCAAATACATCCAGACCATTCTTTTTCTCCAATGGTTCATCGTAAGTCATCACTCTCAACTTACTAGGAGAGATCAGAGTGTCTACAGATCCAAGGAACTCACACTCAAACTCAACACGGAACTGTTGTTCAGATGTGTTACGGATAGTTTGTGCTTTCCATTCAGCGTCTCTGCCTGGAACCTCAGACCAGTGAACCTCTGTAGGAATATATTCATTAGTACCACGCTCGGCATCGTGCCAGAGTTTGTAGTACATATTCATCCCGTGAGGTGTAGAGATGATAATAACTTTAGTGGATTTACCAGAAGAAATAGTAGGATAGACAGAACTAAAAAACTGATCCGCAATGTTATTCGGAACGAACGCGAATTCGTCCAAAAATATGACGTTAAAAGACATACCACGGACGGCACTAGCACTAGTAGATGCAGCCAGGAGTTTACTTCCGTTCTCCAGTTCCACTGACCCTTTGTTCCAACCAATAATACCTTGCTGCATCCACTTAGGAAGATTTTCGTAACTGAGTTGTAGACGCCCAAGCATCTCTCGTGCAGTTGCTGCTTTGTTTGCGAGGATTGCGACATTAACGTTATCGTTAAAAATTACATACCATAATAAGTACGCGGTAACAACAGTCGATTTACCAGACTGTCTTGGTAGTTTTGCAATATTAAATCTGTTCTCGTGAAAGCGATTCACCATAGTTTCTTGGAAGTCATACAAGTTAAATGGTATGACACCCTCATCTAGAGATACAATCTTGATGTACTTCTTGATAAAATAGATAGGATCACCTGCACACTTGATAAATTCCTTTACCTGTTTTGGTGTGAAGTTCTGTCCTACGTTTGCTTTCTTTAGATTGGGATTACCTAAGTATGCATCAAGTCCCATTCTGTTCCTTCCGTTTCAAATTATCTATACGTTTTTGTAGTTCATCGTATCCCTCTGGATACTCGTCAGCATAGTAATTAAACTTGATAGACAATAATTTCTCATCAGGATCCATCTCCTCTATCTCAGGATGCCTCGTGAAGTCACGAGGATTTCTTTTATAACCGCCCATCTCTTTTGCAATCATAAATGCTTGCAGTACCATTGAGATAGCGACGCCCACCAACACTAACCAAAGTGCTAATGGGACAAAGGAGGAATCCATTTTATTTGTCTATGTACTTTTCTAGTACCTCTAGTTGATCGTGATAATGGGAGATTTGATCGATCTCTCCTAAGATCGCTGCCACTACATCAGAGTGCTCTCCGATACCGACAGGGTTTGTTAGATAAATTTCGATATTTATCTTATGCTTTTCGATGTTACCTAAAGCGTGCAGTTTAACTGCTTCTAGGATTTCTTTTCTCATTCTACAAGGGTGCCTTTTGATTTACGGATTTCACGGAGTTCGTTAAAGTCCTTTTGTTTGGTACCGCCGTCATACTCCCACGCATAACCTTCGGTGATCATTTGTTCATTAAGGGACACATCTGAGTCCCCGACGTATAACCAACCGAGTAAGCGACCATACTTACCGACACCACCAACAAGTTCAGTCCTAATAGACAACTCATCATCACCAGAGATTGTATCTTCCAGTTTTGCTTTGAGCCATTCGGTTGCATCGATTCCAAGTGCCTTCTCCTCCAGATTACGAGTACGTTTCTCAGGAGTATCTACACCTGCGATTCTTACCCGCTCTTTTTTATATAGATCAAAACCGAGATCGATTGTTACATCAATCGTATCTCCGTCAAGAACTCTGTTTACCTCGGTCACTCGGAAGTTGTAACAACTCTTCCGACTCGGTGGCACCATTGCTCCCATCTTCTAATTCCTTGAAAGACATTCTCAATATATAGGCAATGTAAAGTGTGACTATTATTACAAGAATGGCAATCATTATGTTAACAGACCAAACAGGATCACCCATCTGAAGGATGATTCAAACGCTCTTCAACCCAATGGTCTTCGTTCTTAATTCCTGCTGCAGCAACATACCTTAAGATATGCTGATCTATTTGTTTATAGACTGGGTGCAGATCCAAGTCCATACTAATATCGTGTGCAATCTCTGCGACCTGTTGCTCTGTCAAGCAATGATCAGGGTGCAGTAAATCACAGCACGGTATTCTCTTTTCAATCAACTCATTAATATTGAGTCGAACTTTGTATTCTTTTGGTATTGTCATCTTTAACTCATTGTTTTACCATTTCAGACCTTCGTTCTACTTCAGAAATAATACTTCCGTAGTGCTTAAACATCTTA